GCAAGCCCCGCCGCGATGGTGGTGGATCAGGTCACGAGACCGAAATCGCCATAGATCAGCGCGCCGGGCCGCTTGACGGCCTGGGCGAGCCGTTCCTCACACCGCATGGTGTAGAGGTTCTTTTCGAAGTCGTCGGCGTTCTCGGACGCGATCACGACCTCGGGCGCCATACGGTCATAGAGCGTCTGGAGCTTGAAACCGCCGGCAAGGAACTTGTCGAGCGCGATGGCCGGGGTCGGCACAACCGGCTTGCCCCACATGCGCGGGCCGCCCAGCTGCAACGGGTCCGACCAGATGTAGCGGCCGGTGGTATCCTTCTGCAGTTCGATGCCGGCCCAGTCGCCCGGGTTCATCACGATCCCATCCGACGGATAAAGGGCCAGCTCGGCCTGAAGGAGCGCGAGGCGCAGCATGTCGATGCGCGTCGGGCTGCTGATGGTGATCGGCGCTGCGTAGGCGGTCGCCGCCGGGATCAGGCCGGTCAAATGCTGGCCGGTGCCATCACCGTTCAGCAGTTCGGTTTCCTCAGCCAGCGCTAGGCCGAAGCGCATCTCGCTTTCCACCTCCCCCTGAAGCTGAACGGCGTCGTCGATCGCCTGACGGGTCAGCTTGGCCAGATGCGCGATCGTGCGAACCGCAACGTTCACCTGTTCCCAGATATAATTGCTGGTCGGCTTCTGCGCGCCTTCCGCCACGGCGGCGGCATTATTGGTGCGCGTGGTCTGGCGCGCATAGTCGATCGAGCCGCTGGTGGTGCGCACGACATTCAGCAGGTCGCGCACGACCAGCCGGCGGCGCGGCATCGAAACGACTTCGTTATCGCGCGCCGACCAAGCGGTGCCGGCCTGGGCGGCGGTGATCGCCTTGACGTCGATGTCGGTCGCCTTCAGGTCGATGCGGAGGCTGCCGCGAGCGCCATTGTCTACGAAGCTCTTGTAGCGATCCGATTCCACGACCTGCTCGCCGTAGGACTTCACCTGCTCGCCATCGCCGCCGGGGCGCCGCGCCATCTTCTGCTCGATCTGGCCCAACTGCTCCTTGAGCGTGTTCAGCTCGGTCAGCGTCTTGTCGGCGGTAGCCTTGGTCTCCTCGGCCAGCGTGCCAGTGCGCTTGGCCTCGGCCAGCGCATCGTCGGCGACCTTCTTGATGTCGTCCTGCTTTTTGTCGATCGACTTCCTCAGCTCATCGGCCATCTGTTCAGCCGACTTCGTGCTGGGGTGGCCTTCGCCATCGCGGATATAACGGCCAAGGCGGCACTCGTTGCGGGTCATCGCGCCCAGCGCGCCGCGCAGGCCTACAAAAAACATCTTCTTCATGGGTAGCTCCTGGGTAAGGATTTCGAGGATCAGGCGCGCATGGCTTCAAGGAACCTGCGCAATTCATCATCCGCCTTCGCCTCGGGCTCCCCCCGAAGATGCGGCGTCGCCTTACTCGCGATGGCGGAGGCAAGGCTTTTCGAGAAACCGCCTGCATCCCGCAGGAAGTCTTCGAACTCTCGCACGGTCGGCAGATTGCCGGCCGCGATGATCTGTTTCACGCTCTCGACGCGGGCCCGGTCATTGGCCGCGAAGGTGACGACGGAAACCTCCTTCAGAAGGAGGCGCTTGAGCGAAATCACGTTGGGCTTTGTCGGGTGCGGATCGGCATCCAGCGTCCGGTAGCCGATGGACAGACCGTCCAGGGCACCCATTTTCAATAGGCCGTGAACCTCTTTCGCCAACGGCGACACATCCACAGCGAGCCGACCCTTGACCCATAGGCCCTTGGCATCTTCCGCCAGATCCTCCCATACGCCGATCGGGCGCTCCCGATCGTGCTGCCAGAGCATCTTGATCGTCTGGCCCTTGCGTTTCGCGTCGACCAGCGACTGCGTGAAGGCGCCCGGCTCCACGACCTCGCCATAGCTGTCGACATTGCCGAAAACAGAGCCGTAGCCCTCGATCGCGCCGTCATCAGATACGGCTTTCAGGTCCAGCGGCACGCCGCTGATCTTGGTCATCAGGGTCATGATGGTTCCTATTGCGCGGGCGCGGAGGCGTTTATGGTCGCGGGTGGCGCCGTCATCGTGATCGGCATGTTCTGCATTTGCATCCGGGGAACGTCACCACCCTCTACCGGCGGCATATTCTCCAGCGCGCGGACTTCGTTGATCGTGAACCAGCCGTTTTGCAGACCGGCGTTGTAGAAGGCGGAGCGCTCAGAAGGTGCCCCGCGAAGAAGCCCTTCTAGGTTGATCTCGATGACGATGCCCTCGGCAATGTCGCGCGGGGTCAGCAGTTGCTTGCGGAGGGCCGCCTCGATGCGCTTCACGCGGCGGCGCAGGGTGAACATGGAGAACCCGCGCGTCTGCTCGGTGATGCTACTGCCCAACTGAGTATTGCCGGCGGTGTGACCGACCATGTGGGGCGGGACACCGTAAAGGCGGCAAAGCTCTTCGACAGAAAAATTTCGGCTTTCCAACATTTCCAGATCGCCGGGCGACATGGTGAGCTGCTGCCACTTAAGATCATGCCCAATGACCATGGGGCGACCTGCGTTCGCCGCCCCCTGATATTTCAGTGCCAGCCGCTCTTCGATCTCGCGGACCTGATCGATGGTGATTTTATTGGCGGTTTGATAGACGCCGCTGGGAAGCATCGCGTTGCGCATGACGCTGCCCGACGTGCGATTGAGGGCGCGGGCATGGCCGAAAGTCTCAGCGCCAGCCGCCAACGGCGAAAGGCCGCCCAAGGGGTCGCCGCCAAAGCCGCGAATGTGCAGCACATTATCGCTCGTTTCGCGGCGAGATTCGCCATTCCACGTCCAGCGATATTCCAACAAACCGTCTTCGCGGCGGCGAGTGGAGACTATGCCGGGCGGGATCGGGTCCAGCCCTACGATCTGGCCTGACGAACCACGCAGCTTTTCCGCATAGCCATTTCCGCGAAGTTCTAGCGAGACGCAGATATATTCCCAAAAATCGACCTCTGTCTGGTCAGCGTTGGGGTCATCATGCAGAATTCGATAGAGCCAGTGATCGTTCGCCACGGCCCTGCCGCCAGGAATCTTGCGATAGACCATCACCGGAAGGGTGGCGATCGTGCCAGCGACAAGATTGATGCACGCCCAAGCGGTAGATAGCGCCAGCACCGTATTTTCATTAACCGGCTCACCGGACGAATTGCTGCCGGCCGCTGGTGGATCAGCAGAAACCCTCGTGCCCAGGCGGATGATGCCGCTGAACATATCGACCAATCCGGAAAAGATGGTCATTAGCCCAGGCTCTCAATGAGAGCGTCGACCGCGTTATCAGCACCGGCATGGGCGCAAGCCGCGCCCACTGCCATGCAGAGCGCAACGGCGGCGTCGATCTTGTTCACGGCGCGCTCCTTTGCCAGCCAGTAGTTTCCCCAGCGATCCGCATCAGTGACCGCGCTCATCATCGCCGATATCAGCACAGGGTTCCGCCGGATTCGGATGCGACGCTCCATCAATGCGTCTTCCAGTTCGCGAACAGAGCCGGGCATCCACAGGCCTTCTGGCTCACGCTCGGCGGCCTCGGCCGCCTCTTTCATCGCGTCGGTCGGCTTGCCCTTTTTCGTCCCGCCCTGAGGATGCTCCACGAATTCGATCGACAGGCCCAGATTGTTGCACTCGGGCTCGAACCCGCGCTTGAACGCATAGCGGTCATAGGCAACGCACTGGAGCGCGAAGTCATGATCATATTCGGCGACCGCCTGGGCGACATGGTCGAACCGGATGCTCTGGCCCTTTGGTGCGTGCAGATGCCCATCGCGAACCCAGACCTCATAGGGCGCCTTATCGCGCAGCGCCCGAGCGGACAGGGTGTCGCCAGGCGTCCATGCTTCGATCCACGCGTCGAAGGTCGGCTTGCTTACGATCTGCTTTTCGCCGTCGCGCTCTGCCTCGACCTCGATCTCGCCAGTCTTCACGACGGCGGCGAGGGCGGTGATGTCGCGGTTCTGCGACAGGTCCAATCCCAGCCAGATAGGTGCGCCGTGATGCTCGTCGGGATCGAAGTCTGCAATGCAGGGCTCCAGCACCGCCCGCGACATCCATGCAGCGTCAGCGTCAGTCCAGACGCAGAAATGCAGGCGCAAGATGCCGTTCAGCTTGCCGGGGATCGCCTTCGCCTGGTCGACCACGCCCTGAAGATAATCATGCGTCAGGATCGTGCCCAACAGCGGGTTCGCTTTGGCCCAGCAACTAGGATCGTTCAGAGGATCGTCGCCCGGGTCCAAGCTGCAGACGAAGCTGAATGTGCTGTCGTCTATCGGCTCGCCGACATAGGCGAAATCTTCGCCCGGCGCCGCAGTGCCCGCCGCAACACGCACTGCATGTTCATGCTCCTCATAGCAGATCGAATTACGATCCGTGCCGCTGTTCGTGATCATGAGCAGCAGCGGTTGCCGACGAAACTTGAACCCGCGTTCGATCATCTCCACCGCGTCCCGGTTCGGATGCTCGTGCATTTCGTCGGCAAGGCCGATGTGCGGGCGCAGACCAGATCCCGACTTGCCAGCGCTTCGGCTGAGCGGCCGGAAGAAGGAACTCTTCGGCAGCCAGGCAAGATTCCAGACCTTGCCCGGCCCGCCGCTCTTCGTGATGCGCTTATCCAGGTCGGGCGACTGCTCGACCATGGCGACCGCGTCATTGAAGAGGATGCGAGCCTGATCGCGATGCGCCGCGACCGCATAGATTTCAGCGCCCGGCTCTCCGTCCGCCATCATGCCATAGAGCCCGACGCCGCCGGCAAATGGGGATTTGCCGTTGCCCTTGCCCTCCTCGATGTAGGCGCGCCGGAAGCGCCGCGTGCCATCGGCACGAAGCCAGCCGAACAGCATCGACAGCTTGAACGCCTGCGACGGGTGCAGGATGAAGGGCTTCCCCTCGAACTGCCCGCCATTGAGGCGCAGCTTCGTTTCGAAGAACCGCAGCACACGCTCGGCTTTTTCGATCGAATAGGTCAGCCCGCGCTCATGGCCGCGCTTCAAATCATCAAGATGGCGCTGACACGCGTTTCGAACATGCGGACCTGCGACGATCTTGCCGGCCGTTACATCCAGCGCGTATTGCGTTCCGCGGTCACTCGGGACCGAAGAACTCGTCTTCCTCCTTCTTGCTGCCATGATCCCCACGATTGCGCTCGTCGGTAAGGCCCAGCTCGCTCATGTAGGCGCGCATCTGGCCATGCTTCGACGCCGGGAAGCCGGTCGGATTGAACATGAATTCCTTCCACAGTTCGCAGAAGGCGATGGCGGCAGGCTCGCGGGAGCCATCAAGCCACCCGGCAGGCTCAATGAATTTCTTCCAGGCGGTGGCGGCAGCGCCCTTGAGCGAGGGCGGCTTGACCAGCTTGCCAAACGAAGCGGCAGCGGCCTCGACAGCGTCGCGCGCCGCCTTGCCATCGCCGTGGCGGCTGTTACGATGCGTGCCATCCACCAGCCGCAGTTTTACCGCTTTGGGCTTCGCGCCGCGGGTTGCCATATTGGCCCTTTCAGACAATCAATCTGGTTTTGCGCGAATTTAGGCCCACGCTCGGTCCCAGAGGCACTGACCCCCGATTTTTGACCCACCCCCCCCTGACGGGGCCGAAATCAGGTCCGATCCGGCCCGAAATAGGCCAAAAACGGCGGATTTCCGTGGTTTTCAGGCCGCCGACAGAGCCACGTCGTCGCCGTCGATGGTGAATGTCACCACCGCGGTCGACGTTCCGTCCGCATGCGTGGTCACCTGGCACGCGACTTGGCCAGGGAGCGGCTCGCCGCTCTGGTCGCACATGATGAGCATAGGCAGGCCGCCTTCCCATCGCGGCGGGCGCAGGCTGACGGTCAGGGTGGTCGACGCCTCTGCCATATCAGATCACCTCATAGATGAAGCCGTGACGGGCGAGGAAGCCAGTGCCCTTGTCGGACAGCCAATCCGCAGCCGCATCGGACAGGAGTGACAGGATCGCGCAACCGATCACCAGCACGGTGAGCGCAGCAGCGAACCACTGACGCCGGCGAAGGCTGAGCGTGACATTCACTTCGGCCATCCGTCTGCTCCTATGTCCAGTCGCTGGCGGGGCGGGCGGGCGCCGCGGGCGCGGGCCGCTTCCTCCGCAGTCTTCAGGTCATGGCAGGGCTTGCAGATGCCCTGATAGTTCTCACGATCACCGGTGCCGCCTTCGCTCAGCGGCTTGATGTGGTCGGCTATGACCGACGGCGTGATACGCCCGCGTGCCTGGCATGGCCGGCACAGCGGCTCCTCCTGCAACACGATCGCCCGCATGCGGTCGTGCTCGCGACCATATCCGCGCTCATGCCTGCTCTTGCGGGTGGATGCCCAAGCCTTGGCGTGCGGACGTTTTTTGAGGGTGGGCGGCCGGCTAGGCATTCCCATTTCTCCGCTCTAATGCTCTTTAGCGCATAGGGAGAATGACATGAACGATCACATCGATCTAAGCGGGCTGCACCAAGGGTTTCTCCAGTCTCAGCGCGCAACCATGAAGCGAGCACGAGACGTAGCTGACGCGGCTGCTGGGCAACTAACGCAGGCGAAAAATGCTGTTGCAGGACTGGTCGCGGACATCGCGTATTTCGAAAGTTGTTTGGATCCAACAGAAGAAGCTCGGTTGGTCATTATCGGCGGGCCAGCTGGCACCGCCATATTTCCGGAATCGCTATGCCCACTTGGTATGGACCGCATACGGTACGAGGGCAGTGATGAAACAGGGGCGAGGGTGGCTGTGATCCAGCACGTCTCGCAACTCAACGTCATGTTGAAAGCCGTGCGCGTAGGCGAGGAGAATGCTCGCAGGATCGGGTTTCACACCACAGGTAGCTGAGTTACCGGCCCATTTTAAATATGCGCCGCACATCGCCGGAAGCGCACTCCCTGCGGTTGGTGGCAAGGGCGCCAGTTCCGATGACTGGCAGACCAATTAGCTCGCCCAGCTGCTATGGCAGCGGTGCTCGTCAGAGCTTGTTCCCTCTTTATGCTCATCTGCGACTCGGCGTCAAGCCGCCGATTTCACTGGAAGAAGGTCATGCATCTCGATCTCGAGCTCAAGCGTTCCAAACGCAACGACCGCCTTGTGGCGCTTGGCTCTGATCACGACGCCTGTCAGTCCGCCAAGCATGCCGGCGGGATGGCGCACCTCATCGCCAACTTTGACCAGTGGCCCTTCCGCCTTCGATCGCCCACGCCGCTCTGCCTGGCGCAAGGCATCCAGCTGCCGATCGGCGACGACAGGAAAGCGTCCGTCATAGCGGAATAGCGAGAAATGCGGACAGCCATGCGTCTCCATCCGCTTGGTCTCACTGTTCCAGCGTTTGGACGTCAGTGCAGGAGATCGCGACAGGGTCAGCAACTCGTGGAGCCGAGCTGCGTCAGCAAACAACATTCCCGGCAGCAGTGGCATCACCACTTCCCGCACGTCCTTCGATCGGGGCGCTCGACGCCTTTGTGTCTCGACGGGCGTCCAGACCGAGAAGCCAGATTCGTCCAGCGACCGAGCAACGAATAGCGTGTTCGACCCAGCAGTCCGCAAGATGCACCAGCGATCCGTCACCGCTTTATCCTTCCAATATCGTCAATGATGTCATCAATCCGCTCGCCGGCCTCCCGGCGCATCTCGGCGGCCAGCGTGGGCATGGCGCCGTTCATGCCCTTGATCAGCAGTTTCACCGCGGTCAGGGACGCGACGATGTCGGCGGAGGTCGGGCGGCGATGCTTCACAGGCGGAACCTATCCGCGCCGTGCCACGCCCTGCCGCCGTCTTCGGTATTCCGAGGGCGGGACAGGTCCGCCGCCCCTGCTTTAGCAGCTTTAGCAACTTTAGCGCCGAGGCTGCTAAAGCCCTCATTATATATATCGTTGTTCATAATATGTTCTAACCTTAATATATATAGAACAATAGGTTAGCCGCCCTCCATTCCTTATCTGGAATGTGGTTTTGAATGGCTCATAATGATAACTTTAGCGGCACTTTAGCAGCCTCCTTGCTAAAGTTATGGGCCGGACCGGGGCGAGTAGGCCTGCCACAACAGAACCTGTCTGCCTCGGTCCATCCGGGGAAAACGAAGTATCGACCCACGCTGATCAGCCAGGTGCCAATGATCGGCGTCGACCGCGCAGGCAGAGATAGGCGAAAGCATCCGACCGATCGTCACGGCGACGCCGTTGCAGTCTACGCGCCGGGCGACAGGGTCACGGTTGCATCCGAACATGTCGAGCAGCGTCCAGCCGTAGCGCAGGCCGTCGTCGGCCCATTCAAGCGCGTATTGAAGCACCCGCCAGCAGAACAGATCCCAATCGGCCAGGCGCATGGAGGTCGAGCAGGAGGTGTTCAGCAGAGACTGAAGTCCTGCCGCCCATTCCCTACCTCCTGCTAAAGTTGCTAAAGTCGCTAAAGCCTCTGACCGATCACTGCAAAAACGGCGGAAATCCTCGGCTTTCGCCGACATTTCGAAGGCGTCAAAACTTTGGCATCCCGCTGCTATAGTTTGCGAAAGTTTAGCCACGGACCTGGACCCTCCAGCATTCGCGGACCTTTTTTCCCGAAACCATGCCGCCGCTGGGAAGGCGATCTGAAAGGTGATCATGGCGCACCAGCGCCGCGACTATCTCCTTGATCTGGTCGGCATTCTTCTTGCGCAGTTGCGACGGTCCGAAGTTCTGGATAGCGCCGACGTTGATCAGGTTCTCCTTCCACTTGTCGCGCAGCCAGTCGGATAGGACTTGAGCATCCATCAGGATCGGATTGGGCGATGCCACCCCGAAGAGCCGGACAGCCTCGGACAGGTAATAGCGGGCGACGGAGATCCCGTTGGCAAGCATCTCGTCCTCGATCTCCTCGACCTTGAGGCCGTGCTGGAAAACGGCAAGAACGGCTGCGATGCGAGCAGCCTGCTCTGGCAGCTTTGTGGCGAAGCCGCGCACGTCGGCAAGGTCGCCTCCTTTGCCAATGCGCTCCTCCATTTCGTTCGCGAACGCCCACCATAGCTGCGAGGCCATCGGGGATAGCGGCAGACGCTTCGGCTTCAGCGCGCGCGTCTCCTCGTCCATGGGAAGCTGCGACCGAATAATCAGAGCCAGGCGGCGACCGAACGCATCGATGTCCGCAGCAATGGACGGGTCGACAGGCGCGTGAGGATCAACAAAACGGGTTCCTGCGAGACTCTCCGGCTGGGCGACCAGAAGCCGACTCAGGAAGCCCTGACCTTTGAACTCAGCGTCGCCGAGCAGACGCCCAGCCAGAATTGGCTGGATCATCATGTGGAACGTCAGCCGACGTCCATACAGGGACGTTGATCCTTCGCCCGCGGTCAATCGCTGAACGGGCTTGCCGTCCCACAGATCGCTAAGCGTCGCGACGGTGAAAAGCCGGCTATCCTCCGACAGGCCGTATCCGCCCAGCCAGGAACCGCCCTCGTCGGACATGAGGCCGAGCGACGGCCGAGCGTGTTCAAATTGCTTGATCAGTCCTTGGGTTGTCCCGACGCGAACCGTGATGACCGGCGTCATCGGATCCTGCGGACGCGGTCCCAGATCTTTCAGCGCCTGTTCGATCGCCTCGCGTCCCCGTTTCTTCGTCTGCGTGAGCGCCTCGCTCTTGCTGGTGTCCCAAGCCAGTTTGCGCGCCATGAGCTCATGCTCCATGCGGGCATGTTGCTCTTGCAGATCACGCTGGAAGGTGCCGATCTCGCTGGTGGCGATGTCGTCTGTGGTGGACTTGCGGTCGCCGCTTTCCGCGACACTGACGAAGAACAGACTGACCGGCCGATCCTGATCGGTCGGAAGGCCGACATTGACATAGGGTTGAACAGCCAAGGAGCAGGCGCTCAGCACGGAGTTGGCCGCCAGAGCGGTCGGAACCATCACCTTGCGAGATATCGCGGACACTGCGGCAGCTATCATTTCGCCCAATGAGTCGAGCGGATATTCGGCTCCGCGAACCATCTCGCCGACAAGCGGCAGCGGTTCGGGCCGTGCAAATTCCGCTTCATCGATCTTCTGCAATGCCGTCGCCATCAGCCGCGCACCCCGCGAAGCTGGTCGTTCCAGTCCTTGAACCCTTCATCAGGAAAGATTGCATTCACTGCGACGCCGCCGCCCATGTAGGCGGCTGTCGCTTGCTCAACCGCTACCTTGCCCGCGCGGCCGTTGTCGCCGGCCAGTGTGATATATTGGATAGCGGAGGGCAGGGAGACGCGCGACATCAGTGCGGTCCCGCAAGCGACCCATATTGTTTTATCCGGGAGCTGCTGGCGCAGCGTCAGCCCATCCTCCGGCCCTTCGCAAATCACGACGTGATCGGCTGGCGGGCCGATGCGAAATGCCGATCCGACTATGACGCCGAACGTCAGCTTTGCCTTGCCCTTTGTCCCGTCCGCCCGCTGGCGCTCGTATTTCCGGCGCCCGCCGTCCTGGAGGAAGATGCATTGCACTCCGACGATCGCGCCGTGCGCGTCCTGAAGGGCGCAGGCCATTGCGGGATAGTCTCGGCCGACCTCGCCAGTTTCATCGTCACGCCAGCGCGGGGTCATGACGAACCGCACGGTTTCCGGCAGCGGGATGACGATCCCGCGCGAACGGGCATAGACCTCGGCTGGCGTCCCGGCCGGTGACTTCGACCGCGCCCAGATATCGCGCGCCAAGGCAATGCGAGCGGCGGTGGCTGCTTCGTCCTCGGCCTTACGCTTGGCGCGCTCCTCATCGGATACAACCGGGAAGGCGTCGCCAGTCAGCGCCTCAAATGCCTGCCGGAAAGTCAGGCCGTCCTTCGTCATCAGGAAACGGAATGCGTCGCCGCTGGCGCCGCATCCGTGGCAGTAATAGACGCCCTTGGCGTCATTCACTTCAAAGCTGGGGCTTTTCTCAGAATGGAACGGGCACAACCCCACCAGTTCCCGCGCTCCGCGCTTGCGCAGGTTGGTGTGCCTGCCGATGATGTCGGAGAGGTTGTGGCGTTCGCGCGCCTCACTGATTGATCTATTGAATACCTCGGTTTCGGCCGCCGATCGGGAGCGGCGGGTATAGTGATCCCCCTGCATGGCTGTCACTCCGCCTCGGCGGGAGCAGGGATGAGCTCAAGCGGGTCGACGTCCTTGCCCAGGCGGGTGGCCAAGTCCAGAACCTCCCGCTGCCGCCGCGGCGGCAGCGTGTCCCGGTCGCACCAACCTTGAACCGTTGTCACATTTTTGTGTCTTAGCTCTCGCGCCACTTTGCTGATGCCGCCCAAGCGGTCAATAACTGATCGGATTGCCATAACGGTTTCTTTACGCTTCAACCGTATTTCGCGTCAACGTTTAAAACGTAACGCGATCAAGGTAAAAGGCCGTATGACTGATAGGACGACAGGCGATATTTTGAGTGAGCTACGTGAGCGGTCAGGCATGACGCTTTCGGAGATCGCGAAAGCGGCAGGCTACAGAGGGCCTTCCAGTGTGCAGATGATGTTCAGTCCGGACTACGCAGTGCGGCCGCTCAACCCATCGATCGCCAATCGCTTGGTCGATGCCATGGCGGGCAAAGGTAGCCCGCCGATAAGTCCCGACGAGATATATCGGCTGACAGAAATCGAGGACGCCTTGGCACGAAAGCGCCTTTGGACAGGAATTTCAGGTTCGGACGGCCCGTTTGCGGCCATCGAACGCGACCGCTTGAACCGTGTTAATGTGCCGAACGAGGTCGAAAGCGGGCCGCTCCCTGTCCCCACGCTGCGAGGCTTGGCAAGAGACATTCCTGTTTATGGCACGGCTCTAGCTGTGGACCTTGAATTTGATGAGAATGGGCACGCCGAGCCTGTGGAACAGACCTTATTCGAGATGGGCGAGGTGATCACCTACGCTCGCCGCCCACCGGCAGTCGCGCAAGATGCGAAAGTTTACGCTCTTTATGTGTCCGGGTCATCTATGGAGCCGCGCTATCGGCCGGGTGATCCGCTTTTCGTCGACCCACGAAAGCCTCCAGCTATTGGGGATGACGTAGTTGTCCAGCTTGTCTCCAAAGACGACGATCCGGAGATTATCGCTGGCCTGATAAAAACGTTGGTTAAGCGCACCGGCTCGTATCTGGAGCTTGAACAGTATCGCCCGGCCATACGGTTCCGAGTGCCGATGGACCGCGTGGCGCATATCCACAGGGTCATACCGGCCAGCGAACTTTTCGGCATCTGACGCTGGAAACGTAAAATTTACGTTTGACACGTAAGTCGGACGCATTTACGTATGTCTCATCAGCCGGATCGCCCGGCGATGCAGGCAGCGTCGAACGACGGTAAACCTCCATAGAGGCCCGCCCTAAGGTCGCTCCTGTCACATAGACAAGGGAACCTGACCATGGCCGACGCCACGAAGGCGCGGAGCGATGATGCTCTGCGCGATGAAGACATTCACCCTGTTAAAGTCGACACGCCGATCGTCGCGACTGCCACAATGCTGGGCCACGCTGACGAAATGTTCGAGAAGGCGGACAGAGCATCCAGCCACCGGTTTGGTAAGGTGCCAAGCCTCTCGGTCATTCAGGACCGATCCTATGAAGCGCTTTGCCAAGGGCAATACGCTCTGCTCCACCTCATGCCCCAAGGCGATGATCGCGATCTGATGATCCTTGCGGGCGCCGTCGCCATGTTGGCGGATCAACTGCCTGATTTCGTGAAAGATGGTGACAGCCACGCGGCGAAAGTTTGCGAGGCGGTCAAGGCGGCAACCGCGACGATCTCCGCGACCCTGGCACAGCAATGGCCGGCTGGTCCCGAGGCCGTCGACGGTCTCTACCCTGAACTCGCGCGCAGCATTCGCCGCGACATGATGATCGTCGCCGCCCTGCGCGCTGATGCGGAGGGCAACTGACATGTCTTTCCAATTCCAGCGGTGCGCCAACCCCGAAATCGGTGAGTTCGCATACGAAATGCCACCGATGCCCTATGGTGTCTCGTATAGTCTACAAACGCTGATCAGCGCCTACACGTCGGCCGTCATCAGTGGGCCGGATCAGGCTGCTGACGAATGTTTCGAAGCCATCGCTAACTTCGAGGCGAAGGACATTCCTGACACCATCGCGAAGTTGTTGATCAGGATCCATTATGATCACTCGGGGCTGGACGATGACCGGCTGGTGCTCTGTTCGACGGCTGAGCGGCACACCGCCATCCTCGTGATGGAGCCTCTGCTCACCGATCTCTATCGGCAAATGCCAGCGACGTGGGCCGACCAGCTTCGCGTATGCCGCTCGGCGCTGCTCGCTGAGCGGGAGTATGATCAGCGGTTCTGGAGGCCCGCCTACGATGCGCACAATGCGGGCGGGCCGAAGCTGCCTGACGCGATCGAAGCGGAAATGGAGCGCCTTCAGCATATCCGCTGCGATGCCGAGGATCTGCTGATCGCAATGCCCGCGCCCAGCCTCACGGAGTTCGCGATCAAATACTTGATCGCATTCAGTTGTGGGCGCGATCTCAATGGGTGGCACGACCATTTGTGCGATGAGGCCCGCCGGCTGGTCGGTATCGACATGCCGAAAGACGCCGACGAACTGACGGCGCTGCTCGCCAATCTGGATTGGAGTGTTGCGGCATGAGCTGGATCATCATCAAGCAGCCGCACCCGCTGGACAGTATCTGGTCCGTCGCCATGGCCGCCGTGAATGACGCGCAGGACGCGATCGACGCTCTGCCCTCGCCTTATACGGACGAGGAAATAGATGCGCTGGTCAATAGCCACACGGCGGCGGCGCAGGCCGTGATCGCGTTGCCGGCGCGGGGGCTTGTCGATTGCATCTACAAGATGAATTTGACCGGCCCGATGGATTCCGGCCCTGCGGCAGGTTTCGACCGCGATGCGATCATAAGCGAAGCGCTTAGCTTAATCGATGCCGGCGTCTCGCGCGGCAATAGGCTGCTTAACGCGGTGCCGGGATTGCTGGAAGGAGTGTCGCTATGAGCGCCTGCTTTCGCTGCGCATTTTTCCTCAAAGGCGGCGTCAATGGCTCCAGCAGCCCGCCTTGGGACCAGAAGCGGGAGGACGAGGTTGGTCTGTGCCGGCGTTATCCGCCGCACTGGCTTCCTGATCCGACCACCGAAGACGGTGGGGCCTACTGCTTCCCGGCGGTGCATGAAGATCACCGCTGCGGCGAATGGTCGGCGTCCGGACCCTGGGAGGATACCACGCCATGCTGAAGCGATGCTGCGCGACCTGCGCCTACTGGCGAGCAGGCGCTGCGCCTTCGATGAATGTGCCAGCGCGCGATGACAGTCACGACGATATGGGCGCATGCGAAAACATCGTGCCCAAGGTCGTGGTCATCAACGAGGGGCCGACCACGGTCCAGCCGACCACCCATGCTACGCGCTGCTGCGCCGACTGGTCGTCGCAATGGGTCGACCTCGGCATGGACCCGGACGACCCCGATGATCCTGACGACGGCGAGCCTCATCCGCGGCCGGCCCACGATCCCACCAGCCGGGTTCGCAACCTTTTTCCTATCAGGCCTGCGCCGATTGCGGCGTGAAGGAGCATCGTCCCATGACCGAGATCAAGATCAATCGGAACCGTCGCGACTATACTGCGGAGGAAGTGACGGCCTACGAAGCTTACCTGGCCGCCGTGGCCGAGCACAACATCGTCTGCGCCCGTCGCGGCGCGACCACCCGCGACAAGATGGATGCGGCGGCCGCGCAGATGAAGGCATTCAGCCGCTTCTGCGAAATCGCGGGATATCCGATCGCCGGAACTCGGTCGCCGGAGGATATCGCGACAATTGAACACCTGAAATCGCGAGTCGGCGAGCTGACCGAGGCCGCTCGCAGCGCCATGTCCATGCTCGCCGGCGTGGATGCTCTCGACGTGTTCACCACTATCCCGGAGGGGGCAGATTGGGGCGACTTCAACGCCGCCACTATCCTGCTGGCCGACGCTGGTGTCATCCTGCGCGCCGCGGTGAAGAAGGCTGACGCCGAATGAGCCTCATCATCACACACCGGGCCAGCTATGCCTTCATGGCCTGGCGCCGAAATCCCGAACGCGACCCGCGTTTCCGCCTCCAAACGGAAGGTGAAGCGATGGAGCAGGCGGAGCGCCTCGCCAAGCAGCGCCCTGGTTCAACCTATATCGTGATGCGCGAGATCGCGCGCGTCTGCTTCAACCCCATTCCGGCCGCTAATCCCCCCATGCGGTCGGGAGAGCCGGGCGACTATGCCCCCCGGTCGCCCGGCTCGAAAGGCGGTGCGTGATGGCGACAGAGGCACCTCGGCCCTCGCTGTCGGTCCAATCGTGGATCAACAAGGGGAAGAACGATATCCCTGAATGGGTGAAGCCGAAGATGGTCGGCCGCCGCGATCCGAACGGCACGTTTCTGATCCACACGCGGGCCGGGCTGGACAAGGTGCAGGCCCGCGTCCTGGTTGGCTATATCGTGATCGGCCGCAAGGACGTCCTCTACACCCGGCCCCCAAGCGAGGCGCGCGGCCTATTGCAGGAGCTGGATGACAAGGACAACGGCGTCTACGGGCTGCTGCCGAAGACATCGAGTGGTCCGACGATGGCCGCTGGCGTGGCTCCGCGCGATGACGACACCGATGACATCACGCGGCGCATCAGGGCATTGGATCCGAAGTCGGCGGATTCACCCAGGAACTCAGCCTCTAACCCGCAGAAATCTGCGGTTTCTGGGGTGGATCCGACCGCGAAGGAACTCAGTGGATTTCCCCGGCCGGTTCCAGCCACCAGCAGCACCGCGATACCGCAGAAATCCGCCGTTTCTACCCGGCCGGTCGCGGCTGCGTCGGCGCCTCGGAAATGGCCAGCCGCCCAGGGTATGCCGCCCTCGATCGAGAACCGGAACCCGTCCGAACTCAACCTTGACGACAGCTACCAGCGGTCGACGGAGAACGGCGCCAGCCAAGCGCTGATCAGGAAGATCGCCATGGGCTGGGACTGGCGCATGTGCCTGCCGCTGGTCGTATCGAAGCGCGACGACGGATCGCTATGGGTGATCGACGGCCAGCATCGGCTGGCGGCGGCGAGACTGCGCGGCGATATCCCGTTCCTGCCGTGCTGTGTCGCGGTTTACGGCTCGGTGGCGGACGAGGCGGCGATGTTCGTCGCCATGAACCGGACCCGCAAGCCGATGAACCGGCTGGACGAATTCCATGCGGCTATCGCCAGCGGAGACCGCGAAGCGTTGGAGATTGCCCGGCTCATCACTGACGCTGGCTTTACCGTCTCGCGAAAGACGGGCTCGCAAAGCTGGGTGCCGGGCGAGGTCGCCTTTACCAGCGCGATCGGCAAGGTGCTGCGCAAGCATGGTGCGAAGGTCTGCGCCGACGCGCTGCGCACTATGGCCGAAGCCTTCCCCGACGAGGTGCTGAACGCTGGCTCCAGCATGTTCACAGCCCTGACGAAGCTGGCGATCAGCCCTCCAGACGGTTTCGACCCTAACCGGCTGTTCCGGGCGCTGCTGAAGCGCAATCAGCGCGAATGGGCCAGCTTCCTGAACGAGACAAAGGGCGGCGGCGAAGAGAGGGCGCTTGCCCTGCGTCAGGTGCTGCTGATGGCCTACGAGGAAGAAGCGGAGGTGGCAGATGCCTGACGCTGCCAACGAGTTGCCCGATGACAGCGGACAGCTGCCGCCCTGCGAATGCCTGTCCTGCCAGACGGGACGCCCTGACTATCCCTGCCTCTTGGAGAATGGCGATGAGTGACCAGCCCGTCATGAAACCTATCGACGTGGCTGCCTATGTCGAAACCCTGCTGCCTCCGATATCTGAGGTCATGCAGATCGACAGCAATAAGGCGGTCGATGACCTATCGCCATTTGTGCCGCTGCCCGCGATCTATGTTCACATCATCATACAGGGCTTGAGGGCCGAGCTACTCGGCCAGCAGCATGCGGCAATGGAAGCCGCAATCGCCAAAGCTGAGATGAAGCCGAAGGTTGAGATGACGGCCGACAAAGCAGAGGCCCTTTCGATCCTGCTGGCAACCGAGGCGACCAGCCGCAGCTTCAATCCGATCGAGGGGGCCACCGCCCTGTGGAAGGCGGCTGCGGTAGTGGCGGTTGCCCACATGCCTCCGAGCAACGCGTTATCCGCTCTCGACGATGTCCACGCGATGGTGCGAGCGGATGTCGCGCAGGCTATAGGCGCCGGAGTAACCAAACAATGACCGCCCCGGACCGCCTCATTCGCATTGCCGAGGTCATTGAGATCGTCGGCTATTGCAAAGCGATGATCTATCGGAAGGTGCGCGCCGGAACGTTTCCAGCGCCCTACAAGCCGGGTGGAGCATCCTCGCGCTGGAGCTTGCGCGAGGTGTCCGAATGGGTCGCTAACGTTAAAGGCGAGGCTTAATCCTGGGGATTGCCGACTGATCGCCGCATGGGTTGCCCGATAAACGATGCTGGTTCGGGAAAATCCTTCAATAACAGATCCGCCCATTCTTGGGCCAGTTCGCGCCGTCGAGGCATGAATGCAGCCCGGTTATAGGCGCTCTCCACCTTGTCCTTCGGGACGTGTGCTAGCATCAGGTCGATGATGGCACGGTCCCCGCCACGACCAGCTGCATCGGCGCGTTCATTCATGATGGTGGAAAAGGCGGCGCGGAAGCCGTGCGGGACGTGGCGCTGATAATAGCCGGACCGGATCAGCATCTGACGGAGGGTGTTTTCCGACATCGGCACATGGAGGTGCCGCTCGCTCGGAAACATGATGTCGAGATCGCCGGTCAGCGGCTGCAGCGCCTTCACGACCGCGACCGCCTGCCGCGACAGCGGCACGATATGATCGCCGCCGATTTCCGCCTTGCGATCCTCGTCGCCCTTCATTCGGGCGGCGGGGATGCGCCAAGTCGGCTCTGGACCATCCAGATCCTCGATCTCTTCCCAGCGCGCATTGCGCAGTTCACCCGGCCGAACGACAGTCAGGGCTAGCAGGCGAAGTGCCAGCTTCGTTCCCGCCCTGCTGCGCTCCGCCTCGCAAGCCGCCATCATTTCGCGCAGGCTATCGAGGTCAGTGAGGGCAGGCTGCCGCCGCGCGCGCGGCTTTGGCGTCAGCGCCTTGCCGAGGCTAGCGGCAGGATCGACCGTCGCAATACCGGCTGCGATGGCATAGACAAAGACGGCCGATATCCGTTGGCGCAGGCGATGCGCCGTTTCAACGGCGCCGCGGTTCTCCACCAGCGTCAGAAGGTCGAGGAGGCGCGGCGCGTCGATAGATGTGATCGGCAGCGCTCCGATCGCGTCGAAGACATTCTCCTCCAGGCTGCCCCATACCTTGTCGGCATGGCGCTTGACCCAGGTGCCTTTCTTTTTGTCGAACCACGCCTGCGCGACGCTTCGGAAAGTGTTGACGGTGGCCGATGCCTGCGCCTTCGCCGCCAGCCGGCGTTCCGTGGCGGGATCGCGGCCCTCCAGCAGCATTGCCTTCGCCTCGTCGCGACGGCGCCGCGCCTCTACCAATGTCACAGCAGGGTAGGGACCGAATGACAGCGTCTTCTGCGCTGGCGCGTTCGGGTTCTTGGAGCTGCGCCCATAGGTATAGTTCATGCGCCAGTGCTTCCCGCCCGCCGGGGAGACGTGGAGATAAAGCTGATTGGAGTCGGCCAGCTTGTAAGCCGCCTCGCGCGGCCGGGCGGCCTTCACTTTTGCGTCGGTGAGCACATGAACCTCGATACCATGTTTTCCATGGCCGCTACCATGGATGATACCCTGCGGCATGGTAGACGCGAGTAGACAGCCATATTCACGGACGAGGTTTATAAGGGCGCAAAACCCGCAGAAATCAAGGGTTCGTATCCCGCTATAGGCTGCTATGTATTGGGAAATGGTAGCGGAGGAGGGACTTGAACCCCCGACACGCGGATTATGATTCCGCTGCTCTAACCAGCTGAGCTACTCC